TCATCATAATCTGCATTACTATGATTAAATCCTCTAAAAGTACCTTCAGTTAAATCTTCAGTTCCATTATTACCATTACAAATAGCCCATTTAGAATATCTACCTGTACCAATGCCTGCTGTAAAAGGATTTGTAAAATCAAAGTCAGTCAAATTGATATTTGAAATACCTAATTTAGTTCCAACTTGTAAACTTAAATCCCAATATTCATCACTTTGTAATAAAGTTATAAGTTGTTCAATTACTGTATTTTGTATAGTCTGTTGAGATATTAATTCCTGTACAGTAACAGATACTGTAGCTGTTGAAGTTGAATCTCCATCATTAATAGTATAGTCAAAATCATCTACGCCTATAAATCCTCCATTAGGAATATACTTAATAGTTTTATTATCACCTTCTACAGTTGCAGTTCCATTTGAAGGAGCTACTGCAATTGTGACTGTAACATCAGGATAAAATCTATCATTATTAATTACTTCAATGTAAATAATACCATCTTGATCCATAGTCCTGTAATCATTTACAGCTATAGGTGTTACATTAATTGCTTGATATATATCACAAAAAGTATCAATAAAACTTTGAGTAATTTCTTCATTATCAGGAGTACCTTCAATAATACCTTCAGCTAACCAACAAGATAAATCAAAATCACCCCAATCTAATACTCCATTAGTACCATTAGTACCTGGAGTTCCTTGTATCCCTTGTTCACCTTGAGGTCCTTGTGAAGTAGTTATTAATTTTTCTGAACAGTTATCACACATTTGTTTTTATATTTAAAATGTTAATTAACATGATTTACAGTTATAATCTGTTAACATGTTGTTTATATAATTATATAGTTCCCAAACTTTTGATTTTGAAGAACATGTGATAGCATAACAAAGTAATTCAGATTTTAGAGCAAGGTCTAAAATATCTTTTTCTTCTTTTTCTCCACAACTATCACAAGGAGATTGTTCAATATAATCTGCTATTAGATTATCTAATTTACATTCAATATTACATTTATTAAATACTTCAGAATATAATTTTACTGAAGTTGGATTTAAACCAGGTGTTGTATATATTATATTTATTTGATAAAAACCATCTTGTATTTTAGTATCATTTATATTAAATATTGTTGGTAATACTTCAAATTCATTCATATAACCATTAGCATCATAAATAGTATATATTACACCTTTATATTTAATTGTAACTTTTGTGTGTGTTACAACAGAAGAAGGAATATTAACTCCCCAATCACAATTGTCTTTGATGTTTATTTTAGAACATCCTGTTACTTTTACACAAATAAGTGTTAGAATATATGTTTTTAAATCTGTTTTCATAATTATTTTTTTAATTGATTTGTATTTTTTTATTTATTAAGGACAAGGTGGTATTTTAGCTATTATTTGACTTGTGTTTCCTAATTTATTACCTTGAGAATCTATAAAATGATAATTAATTATAATTATTGTTGGACCTTCACTATTAACATAAAATTGATATAATAATGGATTTGTACCTGGTTATGGTAATAATGTCCAACCTAAACCTGAATAATCAGTATCAACAGAAGATTCTATTACAATAGAAGAAGGTATTATTCCTTCAGATGAATAATATAATTTTGAAAAATCTACATTAAAAAGATTTGTGCAAACAGTACCATTCATATATGAAAATGCAATAAATACTTCAGTATTATTTTAAATATAAATTATCTATCTGAGATAAATCATACCATACAGGATAAAGCCATAAAGTTGCCCAATTAGATTCTCCACAAGAATTAGTTAATTTATATTTAATAAATAAAGGACTATCAATACCTTCTATATTAGTGCCATCACCTCTATTTAGTTTTATAATAGGATATGATAAGTTTATTGGTTGAATTATTTCATAAGTAAAATTTGAAATATCTATATCATTATTATCTATTGTAATTGTTATAGGTAAATCAGAATTATCAAATCCATCATTTTGAATTACATTAATATTCTGAGAAATAATACCTGATGGTAATAAATTTACATAATCATCTATTGCTTTAGGTTTTTTACATTCATTACAACAAGGTGTTGTAATATCTCCATCATCTATTAATGTTTGAATCCATTCTGATAATTCAATGTGGTTTTCATAGTTAACATTATTTTTTTTTATACCGTTAACCAACACTCTTTTATCAAGATATATTTTACGTGGAAAATCTTTATTTAATTTCATTATTGTTTTATTAATAAAAAAAAAGGGAAGAGATAAAAACCTCTTCCCTCTTTAAAGTCATATTATATGAAGAAAGGAGTTGCTGGAGGAGTGGAAGATTCCAATTTTCCTAAAGCTCTCACTGAAGTCAACCATTGACCTAAGTAGGTATTCAAACCTGATTTAACAGTAGCATCTGTTACTTTAGCTGCTGAAGTAGTAGTAGCAAATGTAGCTGCTGCTGTTCCATGAGAGAAAGTAAATGCACCATTTACAGGACCACTTGTATTTCGAGTAAAGATTACATTAGCTCCACTTCCTGAAGTTGTCCAACCTGTAAAGCTAAATGCTCTGATAGTTGTTGCAGTTGTACTTGCAGTACCTGCTGTATCATCAGTTAAAGGAACTGTAAAACTTACACCATTTAATACTATAGTGGCATTTGTAGCTCCTGTAGATTTAGTACCAACTGTTAGAGTTTTTACTTCTGGTTGCTCAGTTACTGGAACTAAGATAATTGTTCTGTGGAAATACTCACTATCATGAGAATAAGCAACTTGATACTCTTCTTTAGAATCTATAATATATGCTGTATAGTCTTTAGTCGCATCAATATAGGATGGAGCTTGTAAGAAATATTCAGTATGCATTCTACTTTGTTGAGTAAAGATGTTCAAACGAGCACCATTATCAAAGTACAACTGCCAGGTTCTTGCTTTACCTTCACCTTCAAAAGGTTTGGATAAATTTGCTTTAGCAGCACTTACTCCACTTTGGAAGCCATATTCTAAACCTACATTCAAGCGTACTTTAACTGGTACTATTTCATCTCTTGCAGCTGCTAAAGTGTGATCCAACGCTACTAATAAAATTGCATCTGTTTTAGCTGCTGCACCTGCTGTAGATAAATCAACTAATTCAATAGTTGTATCAGCAGATACTCCTGATGCAGAACCATTTGTAATTACATTTTTAATTGTTTCTACAAAATCTCCATTAGGAATATAACTTACTGTAGAACCATTGCTTGTAATTGCTGGGAATGAAACTCCTGCTACAATATTGCCAATTTTAGTACCTGAACCACCTGCAAGTTTAAGCGCAAATGCTACAAAGTTTTTATTTCCTCGTCTTACAAAAGGCATGTTATAACGCATTGCATAACTATTTAAATCAGCATTATACACTAAGTTTTGAACTAAGTGGTCTAACGGTGAAGTAGTTGCCAAAGTTGTATAATCCGGAGTTGTAAAATTAATTGATAAATTTTCATTACCTTGAACAGAGAAATATTTATCATTTCTTGCTGAAATAAATTGTAAATGCAATTTATAATCAGTTTCAGAAACAGGAGTAATAGCTCCTAAACTTCCACCAATAACCCAAGCATCACTTGAACTTGATTTTGCCACTTTTGCAGTGTACATAATGCCATTCTTTGCTTGAATTTTATAAGATTTGATTGCTTCCTTATCACCATAAGGTAATGGAGCTACCGCTGAAATATCAGCACTTGCTGGTGTTCCTTGTATTACTCTAATAGTATCTACTTTAACAGCATCATCTGAACTATCAATAAATTCATTATATGCTCTTGTAGAACTTGTATGTGTGTCACACACAACTCCTAATTGACCATCCAAGATATTAGCAACTAAAGATGCCGGGTCAAATAAATTTTCAGTTGCGTTAGCTACATTGGCTACTGCCACACCTGCTTTTGCTACTAAGATTACTTCTGTTTTTGGTTTACCACTAAATTGTGTGTTCATTTTTTATTTTAATTTTATTTGTTTACTGCTGATTTTTGAGAATCAAGTTGGAAACTTTGTACATCTCCTAATATTCTTGAAGCCTCTTGAACAGCAATATCTATTATTTGTGTGTGAAAAGATTCAGGTAAATCACACTCTACCTTTGTTTTTATTACATTATTAATGTCTTTGTAACCTCCTATAGAAACTACATTTGGTTTTTTATAATATTCCGGATATAAGCTATCAATTGTAAATCCATTAGTATATACAAAAAAAGAACTTTCAATTCCCGGTATTGATGATTTACCAAATGTTGCTACTAATCTTTTAAAAAAACCATTTGAAGGTCTTCTGAATGGATCATCAAGTACAAAACTTAAATCATCATGTTGAACTACTTCTATTTTTACTTTTTCATCACACCCTGTTATTTTACCATAGGGTCTCATTAAATGTAAATATGGATATATTAATCCTTTTGTAGTTGATAGTGGAAATTCATAAACTCCTTCTGTAACCAATGATGATGTAATTCCAGGTTGAATTGGGAACTGAACTAACAAAGAAGAAAGATTGTCAATTTTTTGTTGAACAATCTCTGCTCCTTGTTTAGTTATATTATTTCCGCTGTACTGATTTTCTGTCCATATTTTTATAGCATCATTTAAAATTTCATCAATTTCAGCAGGATTTAAATCCTTCTTATGTTGACTGTCAATTTTATTATATCTTAATTTAAAGTTATAATGCCATAATTCTATTATCATCTACTTTAGCTTTTAACTCTTGTTCTAATTCTTCTCTGTAGTTTCTATTATCAATATCCAATAACCATGCTAAAGCTTCTTGATAATTTCTACCTAAAAGTTCTAAATTAGTTCCTTTTTTAGAAGACCAAATATATTTACCCTGATAGTCTGAAATAACTCTGTTATTAATTGCATATTGAAGTAACCATTTAGATTCAAAGATTTCAATTCCTTTAGCGTCTTTTAATAGATCATTCAGCTTATTAAATGTTTCAATTCTTTCAAATTGTTTAGCATTTTTTAAATTAATGAAATCAGAAATTGAAACTTTAATTTTTTCAAGATTTACATCACCCTTAGCTAATCCAAGTATTAATGCAAATTTCTTAATGGTTGATTCTGATTCTTCATTACGCATTTTAACCCATTTATAAACTGCATCTTCAATAATATCATTTTTCTTAGATATTTTAACTTCATCTTCATTTACCTGTGAAATATAAATTCGTGTAAATGGAGTTTGTTCTGCTTCTGAATTTGCACATTTATCAGGATGTGATTGTAATAATAACCAATATGTTAATTCATCTTCTACGTTATCTAAATCTAATATGGTTGTATCATAGAACGATTTAGTAAATCGTTGAAGATAAGTTAAACCTTTACCCACTTTATTTTCAAAAAGTGGTCTGGATTCTGAAGTCAAGAAACCAGCAGGTTTATTCATTTTAATTTCAAAGTACTCTTGTTTAGAGATTTTTTCTTTTTCTTCGATTTTAGAAGATCTCCATTCTGAACCTATTTTATCAGGAAGTTTATAAAATGGATTTTCAATCATTTTATCTAAACCAGTATTTAAAATACCTTTTTTAGTATTCATGGATATGCAAAAATGGAATCCTCCACTCTTATTTAATCCTACTGCTTTTGGTAAATCAATATTAGATTTTACTCCATTTCTAATTATATAACCCTGTCTTTTTTGTGCAGATGGTCTGCTTACTAATTTTACAAATACTTTATTGCTCATTGTTTGTTTTTTATGTGAATAGCATAGGAAATCTCTTCATTCAGCTATTACAAGTTATTGGTGATGTAGATGCAGTACTTCTACTGCACCTACCACCTTATTTTTATTGCTTTTAAGTTAAAGCAGAACTATTTATTATACATAGTCTGGTTCATATATAATAGAACCAATTCGAGATGTATCCCAGATACCTAATGAACCTGAAGTTTCACGGATAAAGGTTACACCTTTTTGCAGTGAAGTTGCTTTAGAGCCATTAGAGATAGGACCTAACTTAGGATCTGTAATACCGCTTGTGTAAGTATAAACTTCTGTTAAGTCTTCCATTAACATTGTCATGTTAGATTTAGGAGCTTTATCATCACCAGGATTACCTAAGTCATAAATATCCATTCTAAATGAATCAATAGTGTACTGAGGGTTATCAGGGTGTTTACGTTTACAGTATTTAGGATCATCTTTCATAGGATTATACGCTAAACGTACACGAATACCATTGATAGCATTAAATTCTACAAATTGAGCACCATAAGAAAGCGGGTTGCGAATACCTTTCAAAGTAGTTGCAGCATCTTTAATGTAGTGACTATCTACTGTTAAGAATGAGTTAGCTTCATCAGAAAGAATCTGATGGAACATTCTAAATCCACCTTCACCTGTATCAATAACTACATCTCTATCTACAGCATTTAAGCGGTTTAAGAAAATACCATGTAAATAATCTTCTAAAGATTGTGCAGTTAAGTTACCATTGTGAATGTATTCATGACCATCTTTGCATAATTGACGGAATCCAGGACCAGTTCTTTTAATGTAACCATTAGAATCATAATCAATAGATGCGTGACCAAATGTCATTGCCATCTCTCTATCCATCTCTACTCTATCTAATAGACGAGCTTCAGCATCAGTAACAAACATTCCTCTTTCAATCACTTTACCATCACGTTTGATTGCAAATGCAAGTCCGGAAGTTAAACATTCTTTTTTAGATGTCTTTTTACCTTGTAATTCTCTACGAATAACTTTATCTGTTACATTGAATTCAGCAGCATACATACCAATTTGAGATTCAAAGTCCATTGCAGAACCATATTGATCTCCACCTCGTTTATCATTCATCTCATCTGCAATAGAAGAAGATGCTTTGATAAATGTTCTACCAACATCCAACATTTCTGGAGCAATCCACGCTGTAGGATCTGAAGTTTGTAATTTAACTGTGTAGTGAGTTTGTGTACCAAACTTACGTGGTTTACCAATAACTGATAAGAAAGGGTATCTGTTGTCTTCACATTGAATAACATCAGGTTCTTCCAGCCAATCATGATCTAAGGAAATTTGAAATTCTGAATTTCCATAACCAGGTTTAGATGCGGGATCAACTAATAGCTCAGTAGCGTAAAAGTTAATTTCATCATCACCAGCTACAGTCCATCTATAAACATTGCTGTCAATAGATTCAAAATTGTTGTTACCAAAGGTTAATGCGGTTAATGTTTTATTTGAAAACCTATTAGAACTTGAGAATAGTTTTGCAACCATTACACCAAATCTATGAGGTTTATCATCTTTAAATGCAGCAGCCAAATGTATGCTGTCAAAAGACTTACCACCTAAAGGTGCTGAGTAGTCTTCCATTCTAATAATTCCAGATTGTGTTACCATCTTTAATTTTTGTTTTTAATTTAATTTATTTATAATTCAATTTCTTCCCAATTAACCGCAGTTGTTTTACCACTTCTTTGAGAATTATTTTGGAAAGGTTTTCCAGTTAATTTAGATTCTATTGATTCTTTAACTTTTCTAACCTCTTCAGTTTTTGCTTTTGCTTCCAGTCTTGGCAAGTCCCATTTACCTGTTTTCTTATCATAAGTACTTGTCAATTCTGATAATACTATGAGAGCTTTAGGATTAGAGTAGATTGCTTTAATAGTATTAATCAATTCTGATTGACCGTCTTCCTTACTTATATTAAAGATTTGATCTCTAACTATCTTAGCTTTCTCAGGAGCATATTTTGTTTCTTTAATTGCAGCTTCAATAGAATTTTTGAAATTTATAGCATTTTCTCTTTCTGCTATTTTCTTTTGAGCTTCTGCTTGTGCAATCTTAGCTTGTTCTTCTTTAATGAATTTATCCTTCTCTTCCTTCTCTTCTTTAGCTTCAGAAATTAATTTCCTTTCATCTTCCAGATCTTCTAACATGGATTTAATAACCCTGTCTTTTAAACCTTTTTCTTTATATACTGAAGTTAGATAAGCTTTTGCATTTTCAATGTCTTTATCTTCATCTCCTGTTTCAAAATCATATTTTAACTGGTCTTTGGAAAGAGTAATGATTTTATCAAATGCTTCTGGAGAAATATCCTCTCCTGTTTCAAGAACTGTTGCTAGAATTGATTTAGCTTTCTCAGGAAGTTTATCAATGATATTTTGAGCAATTACTGTATTTCTATTCTTGAAATCCTGCTCGTAAGCTTCATCTATATTTTTACCGTCAAATTTAAAGTCTTCTGATAAGAATAATCTTTCTTCAATTGCTTTATAATGTCTTACTATTTCTGGTTTGACATCTTCTCCATATTCCTTGAATATAGATTCATCATCTAAGCTCTCATCAACTGTTTCTTCTTCAGAAGAGCTTGATGGGTCAGTATCTTCTGAATTATCTGTGTTTTCGTCAGTGTCGTTCTCTGAGTTGTCATCAATAACATCATTTTCTTCTTCTGTTTTAGATTTGTCTTCTTCCTTTTCTTTTACTTCTGACTTGGGTTGTTCTAATTTTTCATCTCCAAAATCAAATGCACCAAATTGGTCTTCTTGTTCTTCTATCATTGTTTTTCGTTTACAAAGTTAATAAATAATTTCTCTTTTTTTTGATTATTTCTTTAAATTTCCAATTTTTGTCACTATATATATAACTTTATTGAAAATTAATTATTTGTCATTTTCAGGTAACAAGTGCAAATATACTAAATAGTCTGTTTTGAACCAATAATCTAATTATGACAAATAATTATTTAGTAGGTTTTGGTCTTTTATTTGCTACATATTTAGCTGTTTCAGCTTTTTTATCTATGTCTTTATTCTTTAAAGTAGCATTAATGTCAATTTCCTTGTTTTTTAAATCAAGTTCTTTCCTTTTAATATCTAATTCTTTATTTTTAATATCAAGTTCACTGCTATGTTTATTAGCTTCTAATTCTAATTTAGCTACTTCTACAATATCAGGTTCTCCATCATTATCAGCATCTTGAGCTTGTTTAAATCTTGATGCATCAATTGTAGCTTTTGCAAGTGTAATTTCACCTTCCATTTGTACAATTTCTTTTTCATGATTAAATTGTCTTTCTTCTGCTTCAATTTGCATTTGAGCTATTTGTTTTTGATTTTCCTGTTCAGCTTGAGCACTTGCTTGTTGACGTTTTTCAGCATCCAATTGCTGCATTTTAGTAATCATTTTATGAATCTCTTCAGGAGAAGTGCCTTGTGCTCTTGCTTTTAGTATATATGAAACAGTTTCAATTGAAGCACCATTCTGTACCATCATCTTAGCCATTTCTGACATTTGATTGATATATTCAAATTCCTTACCACTATCAGTTACAAATAAACCCATGTCAGTATTTAGAAATTTATTAGTATCTTTAATATCAAGTGTCTGTACGCTTAAATCAGGTAATAAATATTGTCTTTTAATCTTTTTATCTTTCCAGGCTATTTTAGCGTAATTTATATATGCTTCCATTACTTTCTTCCAAAGATCATTGTGCTTTCTGAAATAATGTTCTGTAATGTGTGAAGATTGTACAATTGCCTGTTGATTATCACTGACATTTGTATTAGATGAGAATTGAGCTTCTCTTTGAGGGCTTACTCCACATGCCAGACCAATTTGAATATCTAACCAGCCTAATAATTGTAATAAGTTATTTAAATCCTGACCAATACTCATATTTTGTACAGAACCTGGTTGAGGTCTGCTAATATTAGTTTGAGTAGGTTGTCCTCCAATATTATTCATCATGGAGTTGTAAATATTCAAACCTTTTTGTCTGTAAAAGAATGTTCTTGCTAATGCGTCACTATATGGATCTTCAGATTCAGTTCCTGCCAAATTAGGATCTATCATACTTGTATCAAAGTTTTGAATTGGACCTACAGCTTTTGGTATCATTTCCTTAATCTGATGTAATACCACAAAAAACATAAATTGGAAGGGTTTCATTCTTGCCATCATAGAAATAGAAGTAGCATTCATACTATTAAATGTAAATCCATAATATCCCAGTTCTACATCAAAAGGTCTTTCAATACTATATGGTTGATAAGGTTTTTCTCTTATTTCAGCAAATATATCATTTTCAATTCTTGTAGCTCTCCAAACACGGGGAATCCACATTTTTTCAAGATATACACTATCTCCTTTTTCATCAACCCATTCCCATCTTTTAGATTTTTCTCCAAATTTATTTATAAATTTAATTTCAGTAGCATCTTCAGGAATATCAAATTCTCCATCTACAATATCAGTATCTTCATCTCCCCATTCATTTGTAGTAGTTAAAAAGGCAACTTCCCTCAACCATTTCCATTCTACATCTACTACAGTACAATAACTATCATAGAGTAATCTTTTATTAGCATTAATATCATCACTATAGTTACCGATATTTTTACCAAGATATTCCATATTGCCAATTTCATTTAAATATCTGTTGGTAATGGTATCCTGAGTATTTGATTCCATTTGTCCTGTATATTTACCTATAAGACCTGGAATTCTTTTTCTTAATCTTAATAAATCATCTTCACTTAAAACATGTCCATATAATTCAATAACTTTTTCTACTGACATTATATTTATTTCTCCGGCATAATCTCCATCTTGAGTATATTTAATATCCGGAGTTTTAGAGTAGAAGAATGATAAAGGATTAACTAATTTAATTTTTGGTTCACCTTTACTTACACCTACATATACTCTTTCTTTATCTGATAATAGAGCATGTTTAAAGCCATCATTTTTGAGACTTCTAACATCTTCCATATACATTCCATAATTAAGTACGTGATTTCCTAATATTTCAAGTTCTGAAAGATAAGATGTTTTTTGAATATCTTCAGGAGTCTTTGATTGAGTTACTTCATCTCTAATTTTCTGAATTTCACTTTCATCCAACCCTTGTTGCTGAGCTTCAATAATTCTGTCATTTTTTTCAACAACTTCCTGAATATATGCTAAATAAAGATTTTTTAACTCTTCATCTTTTTCTTCTAATGCTTTAGCATTCATCAATGCTAATATAAAGTTTGTCCCACGTTTATATTCTTCTCCAAGCAACACATCTATTTTTGTATATGTCTTGTTATAAGGAAGCACTTCTTCATCATACTGACCCACATCAATACCTAATGGATTACAAACTCTGGCAAAATCTTCCTGAGAAATATCATTGTTGTAAAGCTTATAAGAAGCCAAGTCATTATTATATTCTTCAATCCACTGTTTTGATCTTGTGAATTGAGGAATGATTTCATTGACTATTTGTTTGGCTATTTTACAGTCATCAGCATATTTGTCTTTTTCCGGACATCTATACTTATAATTTAATTTTTCTGTTTCAGGTGTCATATTGATTGTGCTAATAAAGCTTTACGTTTTTTAAGTTTATGATTATGTCTGTTAAATAAATTATCATTATTTGCTAATAGTGATAATGGATTATTTTTATTTATAATTTGTTTTTCATATTGATTTACTTTCTCTCTAAGTCCTACAACACAACCTATGGCTGCAAATATTCTATCATAGTTACCTTTATCTAAATCAAATGCTATACATTCTCTTACTAATGCTATATCAGGTAATCTTTCAAGATTTCTTTTAGATACTCCATCAATAATTGTTTCTTCTTTTAACCATTCAGCAAACATATCAAGTAATTGAATTTTTGATATTCTGTTACCTGTTATCCAACCATATTCTTGAACTGGTCTATTAATTACCCTTACACCTTTTTCAATGTTAGGTCTTAAACAAAGATGTTGTAATTTATATTTTTTTTCAAAATAACCTTTAACATAGTCACCTCTATTTCCTTCAAACCACAAACCCTGAAGAGGGTTTCCATACATCATCATTATTTTTTCTACATTTTCAAGAAAACGAGTTCTACCTAATGAATGTTTACCTACATATCCACATACAATTTCATTTCCTCCATAACCCATACTCAGGTATTTAGGATTTTTCATTACATATACAGCACCTAATGATTCTCCATCCTGTAAGTTTTCACTAACATAAGGGTCAAAACCTATTAAATCATAGAGGTCATTTGGTACTTTACCATTAACCTCTATTGGTGCTTGGTACATCATTATACATCCTTCAATATTTGCATCTCTCTTAGTTGGAAATTCATATATTGGTTCTGTATTTTCAAGAGTTTTATAATCAACTCCTGTAGGTTTTGAACTGTCAAAATATATATCAATTGCAGTTCCTATTTTTTTATAATTATTATGTAGTAATAATTGTTTTTCTCTTTCTTTTAATTCTGTTATAGGTAATATTTTTCCTTCTCTTCCTAAAAACATTTCTGAAGGAACTAATGGATAATTCATTAATTCACCATCATATTTTTGTGATGATACTTTTTTAGCATCAGCTCTTCTTTTTTCATAGAATGCTTTTGCTTTTTCTACATTAGTATTACCATGTTCATCTTTAAACGTATTATTAGTATAATAAGCTGGTAAAAAGAATCCTATTTTACCTGTATGTTCCCAATCATCATTATAAGCAAGAATATCATAACCTTCAGGTTCTGTAAACATTATTCTTGTTTCAATAATTTTATCAATATTACCTGCTGTACCTAAATAATGTGAAGAACCAAATTTTACATCATCTTTATTTTGAGCAGCATCATTAGATTGATGTACTGTTAAAACATTAGGTACTAAACCTACTTCTTCTACTGTTATTTTAACAGGTCTTGTACCTGCACCAGCTTCAGGATTCTCTTGTGTAAATGTTGTATGTAATATTTTAGAACCACTACCAAAACCATCTACCCATCTACCATTAACTTTTTTACTATATTTATGTATATAAGGATTTTTAGCATTATTAGGTTCTAATGAACCTGCCATATCTTTATAAAATGGTGATGGTTGATAATCATCATCACCAGGTTTACCCCAACATCCTAATATAGGATTAGTTGCTAACTCATCCATTGCTAATTTAATTTTAGCACAAAACTCAGATGATTTAGATGCTATTGCAGCACCTATTAAAACTTCAATTGTTGCTGGATTTTTTCTTGTTTCTTCAGTATATTCTTTAGCACCATCAAATAAAAGTTCATAAAGATTTACTCCTAATGAATACCAGTAAGATTTACCACCACCACGACTATTATGAGTAACTAAGTAATTTTCAAGTAAATAAAGATTATCACCATCTAATTCAAAACCATAGAAATCTTCTACTTTTCCTGATAATAAATCTATTTTTATTTTATTTCTTGTACTTCCTTTTTTAGAAGTATCTCTTGCTTTCTTTCTTTCTATTTTACAAGGAATAATTGAAATGTTACCTGTTATTCTTAAATTATATTTTAAACTGTTTTTTAATCCTGTTATAGATGGTTTATGTATTTTTGCAGTAAATCCTAAAGATTGAGCTAATTCTCTTGTCTGTTTTAATAAATCTAAATCTATATTACAAATTGTATATCTTCCTCTTTCATAATGACCGTCACTGTCTATAAACCCAGCTAACAATTCCAGCCTTTGCTCTATTGAAGACAACATATATTCTTGTGGAATATGTTTGTTATTTAAAAAAGTTTTAGACCACCAATTATTTTGATACAACATTGCATTATCTATTAATCTAAATCTTGTTGTATAAGAATCTGTTAATCCTGATTTTGATTGTGTTTCTGTATAAGAAAATCTTTCTTCTGAATTAGCATAATTTACTAACCAATCTTTTATTTCTTTATCAGCTTGTTCATTAATACAAATTAGTTTTTCTCTTTTAAACCCATCACCTAACCACAATCCTATAAAGTATGGATGAAGTTTTAAATCTTTTTCTGGATATTGAATTGCTTCACTTTTTATAGCTTCAAAATGATAATTGTGTTTTGTTTTAGGTTTATCTAAATATTCATTTGTATCAAGGGTTAATATATTTCCATTGCTTATATCTCTTATTTGGTGTAAATGAGAATCAGTACACCTAAAGCTTCCATTATAATTTGTGTGAACATCATACATTATACCTTTTCCTCTTACAAGATTTTTAACTGTTCTTGGTGTAGAATCTACACCCATTAATAAATCTCCAACTTCAATATCTTTACTATATTTTAAAGAGCCATCAAACATTCTAACTTTTACACTTTCGTGTAAACAACCAAGCTCCATTGTATTCTTAGCATTATTATGATATAACGGTTTTCCTAATGGTTGAGAATGTAATTTTCTTAAATACTCTCTTGGTTCTATATAATCTTTTAAAGAACCATCACCTTTATAACATTCTGAAGATAATGATGCTAAATAATCTTTATCTTTTGTTTTTAAATAATCTCTTACACTATGATTACATGTTACATATTCATCATCAGCAAATCCTGAAAAACCATATGCTTCTAAACACATATAAGCTCTTTCCCATTCTAAATCTCTTAATAAAGGTTTTATTTTATAACGTGCTTTTTTCTTTTTATCAGCATCAAGAATTATACAAAAATTGATATAAAAGAAGAGATTACCTGGCATAAATCTATAACCTTCAAAATCTTTCCCCCATAATCCTTCAATACATTTTTTTTTATATTCTCTCCAAAGAAGTGTATGTCTTGGGTCATCAGGATGATAATTAGGTATTTCTTTAATTAACCATGAATTTCTACTTTCAATCTTAATATATTCCATATATTATATTTCTCCTTTTTCTGCTTTAGATTCAGACCTATTACCTTTTAATTGTGATTTACTTTTTTCTGCAAAAAATTCACTTTCAATTATTTTAAAATTATCCATAATAGATTTAGTAGCTTTATGCATTGTATCTAATTGCTTTGCTGTTCCCGGAAGAGTTACTCTTATCATTCTCTGTCCCATAGGAACTAATTCATATTTATCTAAAGTGTATTCCTGTTCTTTAATAAATGTAGCTCTTTTAATAAGCATTTCTTTTTCATCTTTCAAAGCTCTTTGAGCTGCTGTCAAACATAATTCCGGATATGCATAATAACATTCTTTAGTTATTTCTTCTTCTAAATCAAATAAAGAATGAAAAGTTTCTCTTAGCATTTCATATCTTTCTGCATGAGGTATTCTAAAAAACTTATTAGTTTCTTCATCAGGATCAGACATAAATACTATACACCACATAGTTTTAGATGACTCTTGTTTATTTAAAGAATCATCTATATTATATAATTTATCAAACGGTTTAATGAATTGCAACTGTGGATTTAATTTCCAGAAATTAGCATCTTCATAATATAAAGTCCCTTCTACTAAACTCATTTATCTTTTGTTTGGTAATCAAATATTTCTTTATCTTTTTTGAATAACTTTTTAAGTAAAGCATTACATGTATCACATTTACTTATATATAAGTAAGCAAGAACTACTATCATTAAAATTAATACTATGCAAATCATATGTTTTCCCATTTACCTAACGGACAAGAACAATCTTCACAAAGTGCTTTTGCACTCAATGAGCATCCACATCCTTTATAAATTTTACCTTTAAATCTTAATTCATTTTTATATTTAAAATCTACATTGCAAATTCCTTCTCTTTTTCTCGAGCATGTATTACCATCTCTCATTGTACAAGTATTACAAACTAATAATCTTTTTTCTGATTTAGCTTTAAGCTCAGGATTATTTAATAAATTAAACTCATCTTTTATTTTATTCCCCCATCCTTCAAGGATGTTTGATATTGTTGTTGACATTTTAATACTTTTTCAAATAAATATGCTAGTAGATATGCTACTACTTCTTCTTCTTGTTTTGCACCTATATCTCTTAACAATTTTCTTATACAATGATATGTTTCATGTACAATTATATTATTAGTAGATGTAGGTTTTATAAAAATATATGAATATAAAGTTCCTGCATCAGCATGTAAACCTAGTGGTTCTTCTATATAACTACATTCAGGTAGTTTATATTTTTTATTCTTTCTTGACTCTAAAATATTATTTGTTATTACAATATAACAAGTGTATCTAAAAGGTTCTATATAAATTTTTTTTATAAAATCATTCATGTAGTTAATATTTTGGAGTACAAGATTTGAACTTGTGAAGTTTTTGTTATAGATTTTGTATAATCAACAAAAACTTTTCAATACAGTTATAGATTTAAACCACTCACCCAACTCCTAGTTTTTTAAATTATAATTTTTGAAGTTGATTTTAAAGTCGCTGCTTCTTGAACTTTTGTATATTCTTCAATATCAAAATCTTTTATAATAGATAAAAGATGACCTTGCTTAATTAGAACATATCCTAAACTTCCAAAATCTACATCTTCATCTCCATTTCTATAAAAGCCATATTTTAAAGCTTGAAGTTCATGTTTTTCTCCAAATACTATTGTATTAGATACTTCTGGTGAAATTTGAATTACAGTACCTTTAGGATATTTAGATTCTAATAATTTATCTGTATTAGTAATTACACCAATGAAATTAAAAGCATATTTATCTGGAACTGAAGCTGCTGCTCCATTTCTTAATGCAAAATGTACCATATTCTGTTTATAAAAACCATATTTATCAATCATAGGTTTTTTAAATAATCTTACAAGAATATCTCCATTAATTAATTCAATACCTTCTGAATATCTTTTATCTAATTCAACTACTGATTTATTATATTTGATCCAATTTTGAATAGCAAATTCTCTGTTTTTTTCTGCTTTAGTCATCTGTTCTACACCAAGTAGAGGAGTTTCTTTTTCTGTAATTAATCCACTCTCTGTTGTTTGTAATGTTGATTCTTTTGCTATATCCTTAAATACCAATTCTTCCATTGTTTTGTTCTTAACTGTTTTGTCAAATGTTTTAGGTTTTCCTCTTAATTGTTCTTGCTTTGTCATTTTATTTTATTTTAATATACACCAATCTTCTGCTAAAATATCTGTTTGAGAAGCTACCCAGCCTTCAATAACTGTATCTTGAGCTGTTCTCATACACAATACAGGATTTACTACTGTTATATCTTCAGATGTTGAAATATTAAATAGATTAATACTTACTCCATTTATCTCATTTGCAACTCTTCCGGAATTCTCTGGACATTTTCCAGTTTTTATAAAAATATACATATCTTTACCATTCCATCCAGATCTCGTTATTTTTTCTTTTTGTTTTAAAGCTTCTACTGCTTCTCCAAATGTCACATTAATCTTTTTTACTACTAGCATTGTTTTGTTTTTTTAAAGTTAGAATTCTTTCAAATTCTTCTAATTTTGTTCTGCTTAATCTACTTTCATTACCTTTAGCTTTAACTGCTGCAATGAAATGCTCAATCTTTTTTTCTTTTGGTGAGAATATTCCAAAGTTATTTACTTGTAGTTTCCAGGTT